GGGTTTACTGGCAACCTTCCTGTATATGATAAGCTTATAAAGAATTTTATTAAGGTAATGGGTGAGGATGCAGAGGTATCTTCTAAATATAATAGAGGATCAGAACATGTTATAGAGTTTCCTACACCTGCTGTATTTTATGACCACTCTATTGAAGAATACCGACCAGACTATGAATATGAGACATTTATGTTCAAGCGACTTATTGGCCTTTTACAAAGTAAAAAGCTTGTTTTAATGGATATTGATTTTAGACTTTTAGGTAAGGGTAATGATGTAAGTGACTTTAGACCCTATGAGGTAGTCAAAGTAACCTTTGATGATAGGGACTATGACGAGATTAAGCAAGAAATTGCAAGTAATAAGTCTCTTGTATCTGATAGTGTAATTGCAAACTTGGCAAAAGATCTTCTGTAGTATTACAAATAGGTTACATTATTACATAATTAGATTAATTTGTAATCCTTAGGACATGGTAGTGATACATTTTTGTGTTAATATTTCCTATATTGGTAATGAAAGGAAGTATTACATGAAAAATAATAAGTATATGATACTACCAATTATGTTACTGTTTGCTTCTACTACACTTTATAGTAGTAATAATGTTCATGCAAGTAGCAATTATGATATTAAAAGCAAGGTTAATAGTACTAAAGATTATGTAAAGTCTATAGCTAAGTATCAATCTATTAAGAATAAGCCTAATATTAAGGTTATTAAGTTTACTGTAGGAGAGTCTAACAAGAGTCTTCACCCAGAAGACTATGCAGAGCCTAAAGAAGCGCCTAAAGAATCACCACAGCAGGTTAGTCAAGTAGCTAGTAGTCAGCAACCAACAGCAAGCGTAGCCACTTCAGCTTCTACTAGTCAACCACAGGTACAGAATGTAACGCAGCCTAGTGCTAGCCAGCAGCAAGAAAGCAAGCAAAGCTCGGCATATACTGCTAATGCTCAGGCTACTTCTGGTTCCACAGTTAAAGTTACATTTTATGATCCTGCTGTTTTAGGCGCAAGTACTATGCCCGGTGGAATTTACTCTGGTGTTGCCGCTAATCTGTCAGTATACCCTAAAGGTACTGTTTTAAGAATCACTTTACAAGATGGTCAAGTCATGACAAGAACTGTAAATGATACAGGGGCATTTGCAAGTAGCAACCCTAACCAATTAGATATTGCTATCCCAAATAGTCAGGTACCATCATGGGGGACAGGAACAGCTCAGATTCAAGTTATTGGATAAATATGATAGTTAAAAGAGACGCTTAAATGTGTCTCTTTTTCGTTGTATCTATATTACACCTTGAAAAGTCAAAATTTGTGTTATAATAATAATAGTAGAATTGTAGCATAGGTGGTGACATACATTTACGAAAAAGATAAAACATGGGTAGTATCAAAGAAAATAGCTTCTAATAGTGGTAATAAAGATAATTGGACAGAAGTAATGACTTACTACAACTTATTTAATGGAAGTCATATTAAGTTGCTTGTAGTAGACAAAAACCAGATTCCTTTTAACTTCATAGCTAATCGTGATGATGGAAAGTCTGTGCTTCTTGGCAAATCTGGTATCATTTTAAGAGACTCACAAGATGTTTACACCTATAAGAAGTTCTTTTACTACTCGGAAAAGGAAGAAAAGATAGCTGACTATTTATCAGACTTCCCTATAAAGGGGAAAGACAGAGTTAGTTATGTTGTTTAAGGGAGTTTACAATGGGGATATTTGATAGGTTCAGAACTAAGTTTTATACCGATGATCCCAACGCTTTTTTTAAGCATATTGATAGTAAAATTGCAAATGACACTGCTTCCAAGGCTTTGAATGGTGTTGATAGAGCTTATACAGAGCCTGTAGACGGTAATCTTATGTTTAGCACCTTGGAAGATACTTCGATTGTTCCGAAGCCATCACCAATTGCCTTTGGGCGTATCACAGATGTGCTTAGGCAATACAGTATGAATGTTGTGCTGAATGCCATTATTAATACAAGAGCCAACCAAGTAACCGAATATGCTCATAGGGCTTCAACAGATGATAATGGTATGGGGTATCAAGTACGTCTTAAGAATGGTGACAAGCCAACTAAAGAACAGCAAAAAAAGATTGATTATGCAGAGCGATATATTGAACGAATGGGTGTTGATTATAGCCCAATACGCGATGATTTTACAAGCTTCTTAAGAAAGCTAGTCAGAGACACCTATACATATGACCAAGTAAACTATGAGAATACTTATGATAGTAAAGGAAGACTTTCTCACACCAGACTGGTTGATCCAACAACAATCTATTTTGCTAATGATGAGCATGGGCATAGGCGTACACGAGGAAAAATATACCGGCAATACATTGATAATAAGGTTAGGGGTTCTTTTACCGCTGACGAAATGGGTATGTTCATACGAAACCCAAGAAGTGACATTCTATCAGGTGGCTACGGATTATCAGAACTTGAAATGGGGTTGCGCGAGTTTATATCCCATGAAAATACCGAGTTATTCAATGACCGCTTCTTTACACACGGTGGTACAACAAAAGGTATCTTACTAGTTAAGCCTAGTCCCTCTGTTACTAACACAAGTATGCGTGCTCTTGAAGACTTCAAACGTCACTGGACAGCAACAAGTAGTGGCATTAATGGGGCGTATAGGATTCCTATGATTACTGCTGAGGATGCTAAGTTTGTTAGCATGACACAAGCAGAAGATATGCAATTTCAGTCTTGGCTGAACTATTTAATTAACATCATTTGTGCTCTTGTAGCGATGGATCCTGCTGAAATTGGGATGCAGAATCGTGGTGGTGCAACTGGTAATAAGTCAAATTCACTTAATGAAAGCAACAATCAAAATAAAATTGATGCCTCAAAGAGCAAGGGTTTGACACCGCTTTTAGATATGATTGCTAAGAATCTTACTAATGGTATTATTAGACAAATTCTTGGTGATAACTACATGCTAGAGTTTGTCGGTGGAGACGCAAGAAGCCAGCAGGATAAGCTTAAAAGCGTCCAGTTAGAACTACAAACTGCAACCACTGTTAATGACTATCGTGAGAAACAAGGATTGCCTAAAATTGCTGGTGGTGACATTATATTGAGCGCTGTTTACATTCAGCGGTTAGGCCAGCAAGAGCAGATTAAGCAGAATGAGTTTCAGCGTCAGCAAACACGTCTTACTCAGCTAGAATCAGCACTACAAAACCCTAGTGGTACTCCTCCAACGCTGCCCCCAAGTTCCTCTAACAGTTTTCAACAAAATCAGGAGGGATATACAGGTAAGGATGCTAAGCCTAGTGGTAAAGATAACCAGCAGGGTGTTGGTAAAGATGGACAGCTGAAGAATAAGAAGAATACTAATTCTTACAAACAAGGTGGAAGCAGTAAAAAATAGTTCTTCTATATTATCTGTGAAAGGCAAACAATAGTAAAGAATAAGCAGGTGGCATTTTGAACAGGGATATAGATATTTTAAGCGTCTTTGTTCCCCTTGTTGCTGAGAAATCAGATAAGGGAAAAAGCAAAGATTGGTACATTTCTGGGTTAGCCTCTACTCCTGATAAAGATTTTCAAAATGAAGTAATTCTTCCTGATGCAATTGATTACAAAAGCTATTTTATGAATAATGGCTGGATAACCTACGAGCATGGGCATAATGTTGAAGATATTATTGGAGAGCCAGAGGACGCTTATATAGATGATGATGGTTTTCATGTTAAAGCTAAGCTTTATAAAGAAAGCCCAAGGGCAAAGCAAGTATGGAGTTTGCAGAACATTTTAAGCAAGGAATCTAGTAAGAATCGTAGTCTAGGATTTAGCATAGAAGGACCAATATTGAAGAGGGACCCTTTACATCCTAATGTTATTACAAAGATTCAGATTAAGAATATTACTGTAACCTCTCATCCAGCTAACTCTCATGCAACATGGGAAATTGCCACAAAGTCATTAGATGACGCTAGTATGATTGGCTATGATATTGACCCAGATACAGAGCAAGGGTTGTCAGCCCTTAGAAAAGAGAGTGTTGCAAGTGCAATTGCAATGCTTACTTATACAATGGGGAAAGATAATTCTGATGATATTCTTTGCAAGGCGCAAGATGAACTAGACTCTACAGGGCTTAGTAGTAAGAATACTAACGCGCTGATTCTGCAATTAGGTAGAGGATTATCACATGATGATGCTATAAAGTGCATAGAAAGTATTGAAGGTGACTGATTTTGAAGAGCGTACTTAAAGAGTATGACAAGAATAAGGAAAAGGCTGAAAAAGACTTGGATAAGGATAAGGAAACAGATCAAGATAAGAATAAAGAATCTGTTGATGTCAAGAAAGACAGCAAGCCAGATCAGGAAAAGGATAAGCATCCCAGCAAGGATGAAGGCGTTGCAGACGAAGCTAAAAAATCTGATGATGATGACGACCGTTCAGACGATGTAGAAAATAGTCAGCCAGAAAATGTTCCTGCTAAAAAGGAACATGATGGCAAAGGCGTAGATGATGGAATTCCAATTAACCCTAAGCCGTTAGAAGATCACGGCTCTCCTGATAAGCTTAAGTCAACTGATAAGTCAAGTGTTCTAAAGCTTTCTGATCTGGTTGATGTATTTAATGGTGGTTATAGCAATGTATCTAAGGCTTTAGAGGATAACAGCGCTGCTATTGTTAAGGTTCAGAACCAAACCAAGGATATTGTTGATGCTATTACTAGTTTGAAAGAACTAGTGTCAGAAAAGTTAGCAAATAAATCTGTTGTTCTTGATGACAAAGCCGAAGTCTCTGAAAGCAATGATGACAAGAAAGATGATTCTAAGGAATCAGAAAAGGACTCAGAGGTTTCTGATGTAAAGGCTCCTGATAAAAAGCCGGAAGAAAGTCATGACGATAAACCGGACGATAAGGAAAAGCCTCTTGAAGAAGCTGAGTCTGTTGATGATAAAGCTGACATCTATGATACCGCCACCAAGAGTTCTGCAACGGATGCAGTAGCTGATGGCAAGGATAAGGAAGATGCTAAAGAGGAAAAGGAAACTGTAGAAAAGTCTATTCCAGAAACTTATATTGCAGCTATTAATAACCTTAGCAACTATACAGATCATATTATTTCTCAAGCAGAAAGTAATAGTATTAGTCAAGAGGATTATGCGTCTAAGTCAGTTCTTATTCAAAAACTGGCATCATCAGAGAGCGCTTATGGGTTTAGCCTAGATCAGCTTAAAGAAGTCGCTGATTACGCAGAAAAGTAATAATAACTTGATGTAGTTAAGTGCTATATTACGGTATGAAAAGCATAAAAACAATTAGAAAGAGTGAACTTTTTTAATGAAGACAAGAAATCTTAGCAAAGCACAAATTGAACATATTGGTGCAGCAGCTGGTCAAACTTTTAGTTTAGACACATATAACAAGGCTAAAGCTGAACAGGAAGAGGCCGTAAAGGCTCTTGCTCCTGACGCTGGTGCTGGTGTTGTTGGTTACAATGTAAATCCTAACAGTATGCAGGGCTTTACAACCCCACTGCGTGTTGAAGACCTTGATGCCATGGTTAAGCAATTAACTTATGGTCAAGAACAATTTGTATTCTTCAACAAGATTAACAAGGAACAGGTACAAAGTACAGTTCGTCAATACATTTCGTATGACAAGCATGGTGAAGTTGGTCATGCTTTGGCAATGCACGAAGGCGAACTTTCTAAGATTAGCTCCCCGCGGTTTACTCGTAAGCAGGTTCGCATGAAGTATCTGAGTGCCGTTCGTCAAGTTTCTATTCAAGCAGAATTGGCACAAGGTGTTTCAGATCCTTTGGGCGAAGCAACTCGTGACGCCATTATCACC